GTCATCATCGGAGCGCCCATCGGCGGCACAACTTCATCAGGCGCAGGACCAGCTTCAGGTGCGCCACCGCGACCCGCTGCCATTAGCTGCATCATCCTATCTGAAGGTACTGCCATTTACGCCTCCAAACACTTCGTAACAGTTGGTTAGTCTATTCGTCTATAAAAAATCAAGCGGGGAGATATATTTACAGAGTGCGTCCCCCCGGCGCACAACGCTAATAACGGGTTCCCCCCGTCATTTAGTTAGCGCTTCGCCTTACGGCCACGACGACGAGCCATCGTAAAACCTCCTTTCGGGCTTGAGTGGGGTTCCCCTAAACTGGTGCATTACCGCCGCGTTTTCCGCGCCTTCCGCATCTTCCGGTACATACAATCACCTCCTTCCTTCACGCCCTTCAGAGCGTGTGGAGCGATTGTTATCCATAGAGCGGACGGAAGTCACGCGATATTGCAAAGAAGCCGGCGCCTCACCCCTAGATAATTCACCTTGGGTTACACGGGGCTGATCCCCTCGAAGCGTTACCGTCTTCTGCATCACGACACCTTCTTCAAGACCGGCGGGGCAGAAGGTTGGGCTTGCGCCCCTTCCTGACCCTTAACCTCGGCCTTCTTTAGTTTATCCTTCAACAACTGTTTCATGGGCGGCTCTAACAAGTCAAGCAGACTTTCTTTGTCAATCGCCTGCGCCTTGAACAAGTTGAACGCCAATGACCGCAAATCCTCCATGAAAATCGGAGAATTGCTGTGAGCATCTACCTTCACCACATAATCCTTGGTGAATTGCTCAGGGATAAACCGCAACCCATCAACACCCGTAAGAACCGTGGTGTCATCCTGCTGCATACACTTCAGGTACAGGGTCGCCATCTTTTCGAGGGCATCCTCGACCACCAAAGCACGCTTCTTCGCGCGGGACGACCCCAGGCGCGCGAGTTGTGAAGCATGTCCCTGTGAGCGAACGCCACTCTCACCCCGCCCTGACAACACGCTGGATATGCCGGACGCTTCCGCAAACATGGAGTCAATTTCATTCAGTTCCCTAAACAAGTCCTGCGGCATATTGGGCGCCAAACGCTCGACCTTGGCATTGGGCATATCCGTGGACAACAACCCGCCAGCGCGATTGAGCGCAAAATTCTTCTCATCGAGGATGCCCGTAAAACCCATCAGGCTCGTCGGCGGGGCAACTTGCTTCGACAACAAATCAAGGATTTCCGCCATTCGTTTATTTCGCATGTCCTGCAAATAAACTAAGCGGGAAACCTCAGACTGGCCCCAGTAATAGTCCGGCATCGGGTTCGGGCAAATCTGAATGAACGGCAACTCACCCTTGATAAACATGGTTTCGTTGGCGCGATCGTAAATTACCACATCCGGCTCGGCAATGGTAACTACCTGATAATCATTGGTTTCGTCGTTCCAAACATACAACTCCCGCATCTCAATCGTGTCTTCAGCCACTTCAGGCTTCATGCGATTGGTGCCGGACAAGTCCAGATTAACGTTACCGTAAATGGTCGGGTCCACCGCCGACATGATAATCTTGTCAACGCCGTTGGGGATTTCCTGCGGCTTGTACTTCTGCGCCGTAATCCGCTTCATCAAATCCCGGCGCTTGGGGTGCGAATACAACCGCGCCGCCAAGTCAGACCGCGTGATGTAGTAAGTATGCACAAAGGCTTCCTGCCGGTCCGTGTACATCACGTCCTCACGCAGAACCCCAATGTTCCCAGGCTCCACCATGTAAGGCGTAAGGCCGCGATTGCGGCGCACCAACTTGATGTAAGCGCAGTTGTAAACGAACGCCCAAGTCAGACCAATGCCAAAGACCTGATCCGCATTGGAATTGTTCCACTCGTCATTGAGGTAATGGGTCAGGACAGGAACCTTGTTGTGCTCCTGTTCATTGACCGCCGCCCCAAGATTGATGGAAAACCGCGTCGTATCAGCGGAGTACATAAAACTCACAAGCTGATCTATGTGCGGATAAATCTTGTTGAAGTGGGCCGGGCTGTCATTTGGACCCGACCCAAACAAATAATAGCTGCGAAGGCTCGCATAATCCCCACGCCGCTCGTCACGCGACACGTAACACTTCTCGACTAGGTCAAGATAAAATCGTTCGCGTTCAACGGCTTCGGTTGGGATTCTCATGACTTAATCTTCAGGCCCTCATGGTCAGCCATATACGACGCCGGCTTCGGCCCGGACAGATTACCAGCATCCTTGGGGTTAAAGCCAACACTTTCTCCCCTTACCGACTTAATGGCCCCGCCGGCAAGCACATTCTGCATATTGTAACCGGCACCACCACCCCAAATAACCCCACTCGGCACCTGCGGAGGCTGGTTCTTGGGCTGCGGGGCATTATTCCGGGTCAAATACCCTTCCTGATGCTCACCCTCCCGCGTGGACTTCAAATTCGTCATGTCAAAGTCCTTCGCAAGCCCCTTCAGGGTGCCATCGACCCCCTTGGTGCGGTCAGACAGGTAATTCGGCGCCTGTAAATGGACAATCATGATCCCATCAAGGCATCCATGGGGGCATTGCGCCTCCCACGCCTCGAAAAACCCATGCGCCTCGCACTTGTAATCGCGTTTTATCGGCATTTGTTTCCCTCCATCTGCTCCAAAAGGGTCGGTTCCCCATAATCAGCCTTATTCCGCACCCGCGCATCCACCTTCAACCCTTCCGAGGTCATCTTCAACCCCCAACTGCGGGCCAAACGCAAACGCGGCTGCTTACGATACTCGGCAAAACGAGTGTTGTACCGGCCCTGCATGACCGCAATCTCCCCGTCTTCCCACGATTTCAACACACGACTGACCCTGATCTGATACACCTCACTCAAATCAGCCGTGCCCTTAACAAAGATATTGCGCAGGCTTTGCTCACTGAACCCACACAACTCACAAAACAAGGTCAAACTGATCCCGCGATTGGGGTCAGCAATAAAGCGCCCCATGCGCTCCTTCAGTTCGCGCTTGCTATAGACCGACATTTCTTGGCCATGAACGCATAAAACAACTCCGGCACCTTCTGGTCCCCCTGCTGCAACTCCAACCGAATCTCGCGCGTGTCAAACACCTCAAACCCGGCACGCTGCATCAACGCAATCCACATATGCGGCCCCAGAATCGAATAGTGATTGGGGTTCCATTCGTGACCACGCTGCAACGCAGGCGCCGGCACCTCCACATACAAACCACCACCAACCCTCAACACGCGGTTGAACTCATACAACGTAAACAACGGGTACGGCGAATGCTCAATCGCGTGCCGACACCAAACCAAATCCACCGAGTCATCCAAGTCATCAAGGTCAGAAATGTCACCCAACGTGCACCCATGCCCCTTGGCACGGCACGCAGCAACATCCTCCTCACTCAACGTCACCCCCCAGAGAGATTGAAAGCCGGCATTCCGCATTTCGTCCATGAAGACGCCGGGGCCACATCCCGCATCAAGCACGAAGGGAGTATCCGGCAAACCGAATAATGGGATAAATGCGCGCACGGCTTCTTTGATAAGCGCGTTGTGGAAGTTTCCATCTTCAGGCTCCGAATAAACAGTTGACCGCGCCAACTTCAGATAATGCTCAAACTTCTCCGGCGTCATGCAAATAACCCTATCTTCTTGAGATACGTACTCACCGCACGCGAACCCTGCACATCCTCCGGACGCATATTGTCCTGCGCACGGTTGTTCTCGCGCGTAACCTTCATCTGCACCAAACGCGGCCATAACTGCTCCGCATAAGCAGCCGAAGCCAACGCCGTCGCAATCACACGATCATCCTTGCCGCGACCACCAGCCTGAATAGACCCGCCATCACGCACAATAGACTTCATCTCCTCAATCGTATCAACACTACGAACGCGCATCATCCCACGCTCGAAGTAATCCTTCATGTAATTCAACATCCGCTCCTTGGACGGACCCGTGGTCAACCAACCAATACTGTTCGTAATACCACCAAGGTTATCATTCTTGCGCCACATATAATTCTGCATGTGACCCAACACATTCATTAAGTCCTTGCCCTGCGGCCCACCCAACGAAGCCGCCTGACGCTTCAAATTCCTCAACTCATTGATCACCGCCTGCCCAGGACCATTCACTTCAAGGTTCAAAGTGCTGTTCCGATAAGCACCAGCCAGATGCGCAATCACCCAAGCAAACTGATAAGTATTCAACTCCGACGTAGCAAACTCCGCAACCTGTTCCATCCCATCCGCGTAAACACGAAACACAGAAAGACAAAACCTATCGGCCCAATCAGAAGAACCGTAAGCAGGGTCCGCACCAATGACATAATAAGCCGTATCAATGGGTTCCTCCCAAACCTTCAACGTCGCCAAACGTTCCTGCGACTTAATCACCTCAGTATCCGCAAACGTCGCACCCATCACATAACGATAATACGCCGGCACATCCTTCTTCGCCTCCTTCATCGCATCCGTACAACGCGCATTACTGAAGAACGACGTACCCGTCATAACAAACGCATAGTCCTCAGTCGGCGGGAACTCCTGATACATCAACGCATCATCACGTATCCCCTCGGCCAACTTCCAACGCCACCACGCCATCTGCCGCGAATTGATCTCAACGCCATACAACTTCTTAATATCACGCGTCCATTCACGCTCCTCCGGCGTCAATCGACCATCCCAATAAGTCTTGTACACCGCCGATTCTGGGTCCGCCGAATAAAACTCATTCCGCCACCAACCACAGAAAATCGCACGCTGCGTCCGCGCACGCTTGGCGGTAACATACATATCATGGAACATGTTGAAGCCGCGCGCCGTGCTCTCAAACATATACAGCCTGTCGGGGTTGGTCTCAGCCAACGAAGCCAACAAACTCGCCAAACCCTCCTCATCCCCCCACGATGACGTTTCCGTGCCGTGCAAATAAGTGATGGCTTTACCACGCCCCAAACTCCCCTTGGCCCGCAAACCAGCCACCTGATAAAAAAGCCGGGACCGATTCCTCAACACCATCTGATTGCGATTATGCCCCTCAACAGGAATCTTAAACTCCTTGGGCAAATGCTCGTGATACATACCCAACGTCGAACGGAACATCTCACGGTTCTCCTCCGTGTCCGTCACCAACGTCGCTCCCAACCCAGGATGCGTAAAAACCCAATACAAATCCAACGCTAAACTAATCGTAGTTATCCCTAACTGACGACCCTTCAAAATCACATAATGGTGCGCACCATCCTCCAAACCAGCCGCAATCTCCTGCATCACATACGTCTGAGTACCCAACAAACTACCCAAACGCTGAAGACCCTTCTCCTTCGTCTCAATCTGTAACTGCGCACAAAACCGATAAAACTTCTTCAGGTCAAAACTCATCTCACCAACCTATAACCCTTGCGCACACGATCATG